CGCATTCATGTTGCGTATTTGATCTAGCGACGTTGGTGTTATTTTTATACCCCCATACGTTATAAACATGTCCATTATAGATTGGACTAGCTCTTCCATTTCGGGGTAAGGCGTATTGTTATCGTCTATTAAACCGAACGCATCGAGATTATCTTTATCCGATTGCGTAAGCTGTTCGTACCAGTATTCGTACGCCGTTTGGTCAAAATCTGCGGTGCCTCCCTCTACTGGGGCTAAACCCATATTAGCTTGACCTTCAGTGTAGTACATGGTCATTATGCGACCTTCCGCTACAGCTACCTGAAAGTCGTAAGCTTTTTGTTCTTCCGCATTTAATATACCGTTACCATCTAGGTCAAAGTCCGCAGGGTTTACGAAGTCGCCAACGCTTATACCCGTTGCAGCCATAGTACGCATTATTTCTCGTATCTGTAACGCAGCGTACAATTCCGCTTCACGTTGCGGATCCATCCCTGCTGTAGCATAAGTAGCCGCAATATCATCAGCAGTCGGCCCATAGCCTACAATAGCAGGGTCGGTAGCTTCTGGTGTGTACCCCTCGCCTAGTTGTTGACTAAACTGTGCGGTGTCGATATCACCGTTTATCCAATTATTAAGCAGCTCTAACGTAGGTCGAGCACCGCCAAGGTCATATTTAAATTCGTCTCTAAATTGCTGTACTCGCTCTATTTGTTCCTCTGTACGGCTACCCTTGACTCCAAAGAAAGCTGTAGGGTCTTCCACATCCCACCATGCAGTAGAGTCGTCACCCCACCAATCTGTATAAGCCGTGCTTTCTTCTAATTCATAATCGGCATCTGGAGCAAATACACCCCCTTCAATACCAAGTTGATCCATAAATTCTTCAGGCGTGTATGCTCTGGTTGCAGCATCTCCTACAAAACCAAAGGCGCTTAAATCTGTAATAAAAGTGTTAGTTTCTGGATCATAAGTAGCTGATAAATCAAAATCTTGTGCAGCGGCGCTATTGTTAAACAAATCAACCATTTGAGAAGAAGAGTAAGAAGTATCTGCTTCGATAGCATCAAGTTCTGCTTGCGTAATTTTAGGGAGACCCTCATAGTCAATGCCCCCAGCAGCTTTGTATGCATCGTATTCGCTAGGGCTAAGGTAGCCGTCACCGTCAGCGTCGTAATCTGAATACAGGACAAATTTGTAGTTGTAGTTAAAGTATTCGCTCATATCAGTTTGCTATTAGCACCCCCTGAAATGATGCGCCGATCTGGTTGTTTGTATTGCTAGTTACAGCACGACATTCCATGTCTGTCTTTTCAGAAAACGCCAAAGGAAACTCAAAGTCAATCACTAGTTCGTTGCTTTGCAGTACGTTAATGAACTTTGTCCTGAACACGTTTGAGCCAAAGTCTCTCGTATTAAACTTGACCGTAGCATAGTTGTTAGCCTGTGATATGGCAGCGGTGAAGACTAAATCATCAATATAAAGCGTATATCCAGCGGGGACGGTGTATACCGCCATCTGCGTTTGATTACCGTCTGTAATGCTTGCGTAAATAGTTCCTGTTGGAACCCCAGAAGTAGCGCCACTATCAGCTATATAAAGCGTACCGGCAGCGGTGCCCCCTGTCCCAGCCGTAGCAACAAACGCACGATTGACGCGTAACCAGCTAGAGGCATCACCAATTTGTACCTGAGTCTGGCCGTTCATATTAACCGTAACGCTTTTAACTTCGTAATTCTCGTCTAACCCCTGAATGGTTACGGTCTGTGCACCCGTACCTGCACTAGTATCTGCTGCACTAGAACTGCTGATAAACGCAGTAAAAGCCGCTGTAGGCCACGTCACATCACCACCCTGCGACCAAATTGTCTCTTCCGTGCCATTAATGTCGGGGTTGTATCCAAACTTATACAACGCACTGGCCCCAGCTATTTGGCCTTTAGATACTTGTAATTCGTACGGTTCTTGGATGGCCATAGCGTTTCTCAGCGCGTTGTCTAGCTGGTTAAAGTATATCCTAAGTATATTATTAAACTGCTCAAATGACTCCTGATCGTATACCTGTGGGGCATAGGGCAGTGCTGGGGCACGGAACGGAACGTCATATCTGGTGTTGTCTCCAGCCATTATCGTCGTCCATCAGGTCGCATATCTAGTCTAGGTGAGCCTAACTGCCATGTTACGCCCGATCCGGTAGACTCAATCTTCATCACCATCTGCCGCCCACGAACCCGCGTATTGAGCTGTCCGGTAAACTTTTCTATAGGTAACACAGCAGACCGAGTAATCGTACCATCATTTGACCCACCTACCGAAGCAGGGGAGTTGTACCCAGAGCCAGAGTTCTGCATAGGTAATAGCGTCATAACGGCGCTCGGTGACTCTGTTGTAGATCCGTCAAACGTGATATCAGGAAGTACACGCCAGATAAAGTTGAATTGATGTCCGTCATCTAGATCGAACTCGGCAGTGGTGGCGTATGCGTGTATTGGCGCACTGTCCACTAGCTCATTATTATCGACGCCTTCTTCCTGATTCACGAGATTGTTATTGTAAGTCGCGGCCAACGGGAAGTCTCGTAATCCCGAATCTAACCACGCGGTGCGATCCATTGTGCCGTAATACCAAATGTTATCCAGATAGTTATACACAACGTATTTGTTAGCTGTTTGTGAATCGGCAGAACAATAAAACCACCAAATTTCATGGTATGCCTCTACAGTGCCCGAAAACACTTGCCGATACTGCTGAGTATTGAAATCATTAAAGATAAACTTACGGAGATTACAAGGTAGTGGTTGGGTGCGACCATCGTACTTATAGAACTTATCCACACCCATCCAGTAGGCCACACCGTTGGCGTACGCTACCGCATTTTGAGAGGCTATAGAGATGTTTTCACCTACAAGCTGCGCTCCCCATACCACTGGGGCACCGACGTACTGGAGGGCATATAGGGCCGAATCTGACCACACTAGGACTTCCTGACGGGCTTGTTTAGCCGCTACGATCTCAGTGCCTCTAGACAACTGTAGACTACCTGCTTGGTTTGTTGCCGCAGGAGTCCACTGGGTAGAATCTTCTTGGTCTGACCAACGGATTAACATGGGGTTTTTAGTGCCACTAGCCAACGCGTTACAACCAAAACAAAACACAAACCGGCTGATATCTGATACCAAAATAACGTCTTGTACGGTCGGTACGTTAGCTGTAGCAGGTGATACGGACGAGAGTAATACCCCCCTAGAGGTAAGCCCTGACGTGGCATCCCAGTAATATATAGGCCCACCACGCGGCCCAAACAGTAGATCTTCACCAAAATTAGCCTGTGACCAGAGGCGTATCTCCGTGTCAGACGTACCACCAGTGCCCCATACACCAGCACCCCAAGACCCTGCTCCCCAACCTGTTAAAGGTATTACATAAGCCGCTCCGGTGTTGATTTGGTAGGCGGCAGACACGGTACCACCCCCAGTTGCCGTAGAAGTAGCGTTACTAGAAGCTGTTATGAAGTAAGTATTAGACGCAGTGGTATCGACGGTTATCTGATATTCGCCGTTTAGGGTAAGCCCACCAACAGCAGAAGCACCCGAAAACGTAACAAAATCACCTGAAATGTAACCCCCATTAGCGTCTACAACACTTACCGTAGGGGAACCATTGGTGGTAGTAAACGGGTCAGTAAGGCTTACGGTGTTACGTAAAGGTGTTATGTCGTTGTATGCGCCGCCATTCTCAAGGTAAAACTTCAGGTTAGTGCCGACACCAATCAGGTTTTGACTACCTAGCGTGACCCAGTTCCACAAGGATCGACAGACACCAAGAAAGGTAGCATCCGATATACGCTGCCACCCACCAATCTTTTCCGGTGTACCTTGCCGAAAGCGAATCTTATCGGATTCGTACCACCCACCTTCGCTGGTGTATCGGGTATTCTCTCGATTAACCCCCGGTTTTAACGCTAATTTTTGTAATGGCATACATAACCCGTCACATTGATTCGCCAAACGCTGGCGGTAGGGTTGTTACTACAATAGACGTATTCTGCTTCAAGTTTAGTGAAGCACCGCAATCAGAACAAGTATCTGCCTCTAACTCGCTTTCGTCTATATCATATCCACATTCGGCACATAAAATCTCAATGGTGTGCGCGGGTTCAACATTACCTTCGTCGTTTACTCTGGGTACATGAGACGTTTTCATCGTTTTTGATACTCCCCAGAGCTAATCATCTGGCAAATTTCTAATGATCGGTCACCTACTTGCTCTGCCCAGCGGCTACGATAGAACTCTTGTCCAGCCTCTTCGTAGTTACCATCAGCCATGTGCCCCAAGGCTTTAA